ATCGTAAAGAGTATGGACATACTCATACTATATGTACTTGGCAAAGCTTAAACAATTTATTAAAGAACACAAAAGCTGGATCAGCAGATATTTCAATTGTAGAGTTTATTGAAAATGTGGTGTGTCTTATTATTGATGAGGTACATATGGCAAAGGCTGATGTACTAAAAACACTACTAACAAGTGTATTTGCTAAGACACCTATACGTTGGGGACTTACTGGAACAATACCCAAAGCAAAGCATGAAAGCCAAAGTATTTTTGTGAGTATAGGACCATTGATTGGGAAATTATCTGCTAGTGAATTACAAGAAAAGGGTGTGCTTGCACAATGCCATGTCAATATCGTACAATTAAAAGATGATGTTGAATTTACTAATTACCAAAGTGAATTAAAACATTTATTAGAAGATAGTAAACGCTTGGATACAATGGCAAACCTTATTAATACTATCAAGGATAGCGGAAACACATTAGTATTAGTAGATAGAGTAAATGCAGGAAAAGAATTAATTGATAGATTACACAATGCTGTATTCGTATCAGGTGAAACAAAACTTACTGAGAGAAAGGAAGAATATGATGAAGTTGCTACTTCAAACGATAAAATTATTGTGGCTACTTACGGGGTTGCTAGTGTTGGCATCAATATCCCTCGTATTTTCAATCTTGTTCTTATCGAGCCCGGTAAAAGTTTCGTTAGGGTTATTCAGAGTATTGGACGCGGTATCAGAAAAGCTGAGGATAAAGACTTCGTACAAATCTGGGATATCACCTCAAACTGCAAGTTTGCCAAAAGACATTTAACACAGCGAAAATCTTTTTATAACGAAGCAAACTACCCATTTGATATGGAAAAGTTGACATACAAGTAAAAATAATTTATAATAGCACTATGCGTATACTTACATTAGAAAACACCTACTATAACCTTGAAACATTACCTGATGAAATTGATGATTTAAGGTTCGCTATATTGGACAACTCAAATCCAAATAATGTTGATTATCATTATATTCCACTGATATTTTTAGAGAGCTTTAATAGCCCTGCATTAGTCTTAAGAATCGGTGATAAGAAAATTAAAATGCCCGTAGATTGGCAAATACTAATTGGCGAGAGCGAACATGGAGATTTAGAAACATTACCACTAACAAGTATTAATGACAGAGGGTTTAATGCTTTTGAATTTAATCCACTAAGTGCATTTGCTCCTAGCTTTCAGCCAATCGAAATTGTTGACATTTACCATGACGTAACATGGTATGCTCCCAGGCTTCGCAACGGACAATTCTTATGTGTTCCTATTGATGATACAGAAAAACCTAGATGCGTTTATTTCGTAAAAGAAATTAGTCGGAATTGTGAAATCGTAGATTACAGTCAGGCATTCTAATGGCAAAGGCGAAAATTCCTGTAGAAGAAAAATTTACCCATCAAGACATTGATTTATTTGCTGCATTAGAAGCATTAGATAAAAAAGATTATGGATATTATGACCGTCTCACTGATGATCAAAAGAAAAAATTTGTACCGTTTATGTTATTGCAATGGATAAGTTCAGCTAAGGGTAACAGTCAAAAAGAGTTATTGACGAGTGTCAATCGTGTTGCCAATAGATATCTTTTCAATGAATATGTACAAAAACATCCTAAGTTGCAATGGTTAATGCTATGCAGTGCAAGTATTAACAAAGGTAAATTATTTCATCAATATGTGCCACAGCTTTCATCAGAAGTAAAGAACTTGCGTAGCCCCACAAATATAAAAGATGCAACAGACTTTTTTACTAAAATATATCCTAAAGCAAATCAATCCGATATAAAAGAATTTGCTACGATGTTTGTGGATGAGCATACTAAGAAATGCTATTTGGCAGAAGTATATCCTAACTTAAAGTTAACTGACATAGAGATTTTATCACAAATGGTTACAAATGAAGATATCAAGCAAGACAAAAGAGACCGAGGAAATTAAAGAAAATTTTGGATGTGAGTTTTGTAATCGCAAGTTTTTGCGAGAGTCCACTGTACTTAAGCATATTTGTGAATATAAGCATAGGTTCTTAGAAAAGGATAAGCGTGTAAATCAAATTGCATTTCAAGCTTGGCTCCAGTTTTACAAGAAAAACAGCACAAGTAAAAAAAATAGAACTTATGAGGAATTCATAAAAAGTCCTTATTACACTGCTTTTGTAAAATTTAGTAATCATTGTTTGAGTATTAATGCAATTAATATTCCAAGATATGTTGATTGGTTATTAAAAAATCAAATCAAAATAGATACTTGGAATACTGATAGTGTATATAATAAATTTCTCATCGACTACTTGCGTGATGAAGATCCATTAGATGCGGTTAAACGTAGTATTGAAACAACCATCGATTTAGCAGATACAATACTACATAAAGATGTATTACGATATGGTAACAAAAATAAGATTTGTTACGCTATTACTACAGGTAAAATAAGCCCGTGGTTGTTGTTTCTAAGCGACAGTGGAGTAAAGTTTGTAGAATCATTAGATGAAACTCAAATAAAATTAGTTATTGATTATATTGATCCTGAAAAATGGGCTATAAAATTCAAAAGGAATACTGATGCTACAAGACAGGTTAAAGAGTTATTGGCAGAAGCAGGATACTGAGTTTCAGTATAGTATAAGAATATATTGGCAAATCAACGACACAATAACAAGATGGGATATCATTTGTGTTTGGGCTATGGAAACCTTTGGTTTACCAGGTGATAAGTATATAACACATCCACATGAAGATTATATGGATTTTATTTTTAGGGATGAAAGAGATGCTATTCACTTTAGCTTACGTTGGCAATGACAAAAGTTCCGTTAATTGGTTACCGTTTAGATAGAATTATTTCTATAGTACATGAGTTAAGAAACCAAAATTTAACGCAAGGTGTAGATTTTGATTTTGAATATTTACCGCCTACTTGGGACGGATTTAGTGGTAGGATGACTAACCATGCTATCTTCACATTCTATAAAGATAGTTTAGCATCATGGTTCTCATTAAAATATGTTGATGATGTAACGGAGGCAAATGACGATGTATAAATATCAACTTTGGGTAAGAATTAATGCATTTCAAACAATCAATACCTACGTTTGGGCTAGTAATGATTATGAAGCCAAACTAATAGGAGAAGCACAGTTTGGTGTAGGTAATGTTTTGAATTATACCCGTGTAAATGATTCGTCCTCACAATTTTGATACTAGACGAGGTTGGGAAAATACCTGCCCTAATTGGTATACACATATTTTACAATATGATATAATTACCAGTGTTAGCTTAGATAAGTTTGATGATTTGTATTTTGACATATTGGAGTGGCTGTATACAAAAATTGATTTATGTGAACGCCATGCGAGATGGTTAAGAACAAACAATCAAATACTTGTCAAATTTAGATATGAGCGTGATTACTTATTGTTTATGTTGAGGTGGTCATGAGTAAACGAGATTGGTGTAATATTCCAGTAAAGGTTACTTATCGTAGCACAGGTCAATGGCGTGATCTGCGTATATGGCTGATAGAAAATGTCCACGATATGGACTATGATGCTGCTGGTGTAGATTTACAAGATTATGATAAGAGGGTCTTTTATTTTGCTAGATCACAGGATGCCACATGGTTCGCACTGACTTGGAGTTGACATATGATCTTGTGATCAGTCAAGAAGGGCCAGACGCTCATCCATTATATAGTGCCATTAAGCAGAGTATTAAATGGGTAGGAAAAAAGCATCAAGTCACGAGTCCTATGGATATGAAATACTTGACTGAAGAAGAATTTGGTATTAGAATTGAAGCAGTGGGATATCTAACTCACACATCAGGTAATTATAGATATCGGATAAGTTTTCGTGATGAAGCACATTATATTTGGTTTATGTTGAGGTGGTCATGATTGGTTTTTATTTAGAGACTATGCTAATAAATTGTCCCATATATTGGCAAAACTTTGTAAAGGCCAATCAGGATAATCCTGATCATGACATAGCCTTAAGAATACTTAATAGAAAACTGAAACCATACAGAGCACGATATATCCCGGCAGAACTACACGATATTGAAGATAAAGTAATATTTGAAGATACTAAAGATCTAACTTGGTTTATATTGAGGTGGTCATGAGTGAAAGAATTGATCATGTCATTGACAGCCGAGGGTATGTTCTTATGGGCGATAGTAGGGGTATAGTCACACCATATGAAAAAAGGCATGAAGTCTATGAATGGGCTCAAAAGAATAAAATTGAAATAGAATACCAAGGCAGTCTTGATAGAAAAGATTTATGGTATGTTAAAAACGACCAGCATCGTGCTTGGTTTATATTGAGGTGGTCATGAGAATATTAAACAAAAGATACTGGCCTGCACAAGTAAAGATAGACTACGACGATCGTTCTAATAG